TTGAGACGCCATACGATTCTCTCGATGTCGTCGATGAAATAACCCGCCAACGCCAGTTTTTTCAACGACTGGACGAGAAAATCGAGAAGCTTGCGGCCGAAATCGCAAAGCTGCGAGAAGAACGGAAAGAGGACAGGGACGAGATCTGCGGCGCGATCCTTCTGATAGGCGACGAGGTCGAGAAGCTGCAGAAATCGCCGAAAGACGAGGATGATGTCCTTACTGAAAAGGCCCCGACGGATCAGTTCGACACGCTAGGATCGCCGTTTAACAAGCGTCCGATCGCCGTCGTGAGAGATCTGAAGGACCTGAAAACAGCGGCGCAGCCTCCTCGCGGTCAAGCGGTCCAGAACCCCAACAAGGTGATGGACATTTTGATGACGAAGATGACCCCAAACGACATCGCCAAACTCGACGGAAACGTGGCGCTCATGCAGTCGATCGCTGGGATGGCCGAGCTGGAAGAGGTGAACAAGATTCGTGTCGGCCAGTGCCAGCGCAAGCGCACATCGTACCGCGCTGGCGAGATCAAACCGGGCGGTGAGGACAAGTTTTCGATGATCTTCCGCGCCTACTGGGACCAGGGAGCGACCGATGTCTTCGTTTATCCGACGCAGCGGACCGGAGAGGTCGGCACGAAGATCCTTCTAACGGCGGAAAGAATTTCAAACGAGGCACGTAAAGCATGAGCTTGGCCCGCAGGATCCCCGGGTTTCCCGGCTACCTCGTCGACGACGAAGGCAACGTCTGGTCGAAGCCCAGAAAGAACGGCCTACGAACGAAGAAGGCGCTGGATAGCCGGCACTCCCGTGGATACCTGCGGGTTCAGCTCTACGATGCTTTCGGCGACTCGGCGCAGCTGATGGTGCATCGTCTCGTCGCTGAGGCGTTTTTACAGCGCCGCCAGCGCGGGATGGTCGTCCACCATAAGAACGGCGACCTGAAGGACAACCGCGCCGAGAACCTAGAGTGGATTAAAAAGCCCCTCAACCTGAAGTCTGAGCGGCATCCGCCACCGCGCCCCGTGCACTACACGGAGATCGCGGTGTGCGGTCTCTCGACCTATCGCACGCGCCCGTTCAAGTATTCCGACAAGCGCGCTGAGGTGACGTGCCTCTCGTGCCTCAAAGTACTTGGCAACCCGCAGCTGAGGCGCGATCATAAGCACGTCTGGGGCAACATTTCGATGGACGGGAACCACGCCGTTTGCGGCGTCTGCGCGCGGCACGAAGTCTGGTGCGGCGACGCTAGGGCGGAGTTCAGCGTCTGGGACTGCCCGCTCTGCAAGAGAACTCGAGCAGCGCTTGAGGAACGGCGGAAACAGACGATGCAGCAGCGCGATCGCGAGAGTCGGCGCGGCCACGCGGAGGAGTACGAATGACCGAAGGCGAAGCAGAGATCTTTCGTCGATTCGTTTTTCCGGTCTGTCTCGTCGCGCTACCGGTCGGCCTGCTCACGTTGTGGTTCGCTGTATGGGCGCTTCTTGCGTGGATTTGGCGGATGCTTTTTGGTTGCAGCTTTTGCCGGGCAGAGGCTGATCGGCGCGATCAGATCACGGATCACAAGGAGCACCAGTAATTGTGGTTCTACTTCGAGGACTCGACCTCTTCAGCGGAATCGGCGGAATCTCGCTCGCCATCTCTCCGTGGGTCAGACCCGTCGCCTACTGCGAAGTCGACAGCTATTGTCGAAGCGTCCTGTTTTCACGCATGGCCGATGGATTCCTCACGCGCGCCCCAATCTGGGATGACGTGCGCACACTGCGGGGCGACGACCTCCCCAATATCGACATCATCTACGGCGGCTTTCCCTGTCAGGATCTCAGCGTTGCGGGAAATGGAGCTGGCCTGGCGGGCGAGCGAAGCGGACTATTTTTTGAGATCGCGCGACTCGCTGGCGAAACTCGACCCAGCTTCATCTTCCTGGAAAACGTTCCTGCCATTCGGTCCCGTGGGGCCGACGTTGTCGCCGGACGACTGGCCAGCCTTCGGTATGACTGTCGCTGGGGAGTGCTTTCCGCTTTTGACGTGGGAGCGCCGCACCTTAGAGAACGCTGGTTCCTCCTTGCCAAGCGGAATGATTCCGACTGCGACGGCCACGGACTCGAAGAGTTCACGCAACAGCACCGTGAAAAATCGCAAGGTAGCTGGCCACTCCGGCCACACGCTGACGGACTTCGTGACGCTCTTTCCGACGCCGACAGCGGCGGACTACGGTTCGAGGAACAACGGCCAGCGAGGGGATGGATCGAGCTTCAAAACAGCGGGAGCGCCCAGCCTCTCGACGATGGCGAAACACGGCCTGTGGCCGACGCCGCGCGCATCGCCGAACGAGAACCGCCAGACCAATCCGACGCCGAGTCAGATCGCCGGCAAGCACGGGATGAATCTCGCAACGGCGGTGAACATGTGGCCGACGCCACGGGCGAGCGATGGCGAGAAGGGCGGACCGAATCAGCGCGGGAGCAAGGGCGATCTGGCGCTCCCGGCAGCGGTCGTGCAGTGGGCGACGCCGACCGCGTCGAACAAGATTCGGTCGGAGGAGTTCCGGGACGGCAGGACGCTGAGTCCAGCGGAGGAGGCGGGCGGAAGCCGCAAACTCAATCCGGAGTTCGTGACCTGGCTGATGGGCTATCCGCGAGCGTGGACGCTGCTCAACCGGGATCTATTTCCTCAAAAGAAGGCGAAGTAAATGGGACATCCGAGGCTGCCGGATCCGCCGAAGTCGTGCGAGGCGTGCGGGAAGACCATGTCGCGCAAGAAGTTCAAGAGTCATATGGAGGCACGTTCGACATTCAGTCGACGCCGATTTTGCGATCGGAAGTGCATGGCGACGGGGATGCAAAAGGAAAATCCGACGCGGTCGGCGTATCTTATGCGCGCCCGGAAACATCTGAAATCGACCTGCGAGACGTGCGGCACGACCGCGAAACTTTCTATTCACCACGTCGACCTGAACTGGCGAAACAACGCACCATCGAACTTGATGACGCTCTGCACTTCTTGTCACACCACCTGGCATCACGAGCGGGGTCACATCGTCAAGAAGGCGATCAAACCGCCGTGCGTCTGCTGCGGGAAACCATCCTATCGCATTTCGTTGTGCAGCACGCATCTGACTCGCTTCCGTCGTTATGGGGATCCCTATCTTCGTCGGATCAGAGTTGGATCATCGTGGCAGCTTGTGAAGGACGCTGGTGGTCTGAATGGCCAGGAGTCGATAGGGCGGTAGCATCTCACGTAGAGAATCGCGTTGATCGTCTGCGCGCCCTGGGCAATGCCGTCTGCCCGCCGCAGGCGCGAGAAGCCTTTAAAAGGTTGATAGGTCTATGAACTCTGATCGCAGAATCGTCTGCTCGTTTTCCTGCGGCGCGACATCTGCTGTTGCGACCAAGCTGGCGCTGGAGAAATATCCCTTCGCCGAAGTGATCTATATGGACACCGGCAGCGAGCATTCCGACAACAAGCGCTTCATGGCTGACTGCGAGCGGTGGTTTTTCGGTGATCGACCGCGCCGCATCACGGTGCTGCGCTCGTCGAAGTACGAGGACATCTGGGAGGTGTTCGACAAGACTCGCTGGCTTGTCGGCGTCAAGGGCGCGCGCTGCACGACGGAGCTGAAGAAGCTTCCGCGGCGCGAGTTTGAAAAACCAGGTGATCTGATGGTGCTCGGATACGATGCGACCGAGACGAAACGCGCCGAGAAGTTCCGCGCGAATAATCCCGAGTTCGGTCTCTGGTGCCCGCTGATCGAGGCTGGCATCACGAAGGAGATGGCGATCGGCATGCTGCTTTATGCGGGCATCGAGCTGCCGGCGATGTACCGCCTCGGCTTTCGCAACAACAACTGCATCGGCTGCGTGAAGGGGCAGGCCGGATACTGGAACAAGATCCGTGTCGAGTTCCCTAAGACCTTCGAACGCATGGCGAAGCTGGAGCGGAAGCTCAACACCGCGATCTGCAAAACAGAGGCTGGAGGCGTGCGAAAAAAAATCTTTCTAGACGAGCTGGATCCATCCGCTGGCAAGTACGAAGACCTCGACATCAAATGCGGTTTAACGTGTGGGGAGAACGACGGTGAGTGAAGAAAAAAAGCAGAGCGAACTCGGTCGCACAATCGAAGACATCCTGAACGGCGTGAAGGACGAGACCGATGTCGAGTTTCGCGCGCAGTGCATCGACATCGGCTGGTCGCAGAAGGGAGTCGGCTGGGGACATTTGACGTTCGGAATCAGCGTTCCGACCGGGAAATGGTTCGCCGACACGGAGAGCATGGACGAAGAGTCGATCACGGCGATCATCGTGAACGCCGCACCGATCCTCGCCAAGCGCCTGCTGGAGATCGAGCAGGGCATCGATGTCGTCGGCCGCGGCGAGTCGAAACAGTTTTCTGTTGAAATCGGACCTGGAAAGGAGAGCACATGAAGCGGATCATGATCGATCTGGAAACGCTGGGTAACGGCGTGAACGCTTGCGTCGTGCAAATCGGCGCTTGCGACTTCGATGGCGAGAACCAATTCAAACGGAATATCGATCCGGCCGACGCGCAGCGTAACGGAGCAGAGATCGATGGCGGGACGGTGATGTGGTGGCTGCAGCAGGAGCAAGCTGCGCGCGACTCGATCTGCGCGAAATTTGTCCCGGCCGTTTCGGAGCGCCAAGCGTTTCACGAGCTGAACGATTATCTTGCCGACGCCGACGAGATCTGGTCGCACGCCACGTTCGACTTCGTGATCGTGATGAACTGCCTGCGTCGCCTCGTGATCAAGCCCAAGTTTTCCTACCGCGCGGCGCGGGACATCCGGACGCTCAACGCCTTGGCGGGCAAGCAACATCACCACGATCAGGTCGTGCGCACCGATGTAGCCCACGACGCGCTGGCGGACGCCATCTATCAGGTCGGATACTGCAAGATGGCGATCGAAAAGGTGATGGGTGCGCAGTCGTGAAAACCGAACCGCTGAGCGACGAAGAACTTCGCAACATCGACCGTCGGCTGGCCAATAAGGATGACGACATCTCTCCGCTCACGGAGCGGATGCGCCTTCTCGATGAGGTCGAACGCCTTCGGAACGAGCTGGCGAAACCGCCGCGCATTCCGCAGAACGTGATCGAGCAGATTCAGTGCCAAGGCGCGCTAATCGCCATGCATCTGGAGACGATCGAGCAGCAGCAGCAGGAGCTGGAAAACTATCGTTTTCTTTATCGCGACGAAAAAATGCGCGAAGGGCTTCTCGCCGTTGGAACGGAGCTGATGGAGCTGCGCGAAGCGAATAAAGAGCTTCGTCGCCAGCTCGTCGCGGTTCGCCACTACGGCGTGCACGATGGATTCGGCTTTAGTAAGGACTGTCTGATCTGCACATCGGCGGGCGGGTGATGGGAGAACTATTCACGGTCCGCCGCCATCCGGTGATCAAAAACCTACTTCCAGCGAAGTGCTTGTGCGGCGCGGAGCTGCCGATCGCTGGAGAGTTTCTGGAAGAGATGATGTGCGGCGTGTTCACGGAGGCGTGCAAGGAATGCGGAGCGCCGCCAGCGACCATCAGCGCCTACGTGCACCAAGAGGACAACGACGCGATGTGCGTGCGAATGCGACGGATCTCCGAACTCTTCCGGAAATAAAAAAATCGGGGCCGCGAAAGCCCCGATCTTTTTTGCGCTGTCGTAGACCTTACTTCGACTTCTTACCGACCAGGAACGCCACGATAGCGAGCACCAGTCCACCGACGCCAAGCCAGATCCAGCTCGGCAGACTGCCCGGCTGCGGCGGTGGCGGCGGAGGAGGAGTCGGCGCGGTGCAGGTGTTCACCGTGTCGTCCCACTTACCGGCCGCGTCGCACGTCTGCTTGTGCTCGCCGGTCTGCCCAGCAGGGCAGCCAAGGTCCTTCACCGATCCGATCGGCTGACCATCGCAGGTCGGCGGCGGCGGTGCCGGAGTGGCCGGAAGGAACGCGACCTCCTCGCCGAAGCCGTCGCAGCCGAGCGGGATCCAGGCGTAGCCGCTCTGACCCCAGCCGGTGCCCCAGCTGTTCTTCGCGTGGAAGTAGACCTTGCCGTTGACCGTCTTCCAGCCCGTCACGCCGATCGCGTGGTTGGTGCCGTTGTTCGAGCAGCGCGTCCAGACCGCACCATCCTGCTCAGGCGGAGCGCCCCAGTCGTTGTCGGCACCGACCGTGATCCACGGAACCGTGTGGTACTTGAAGAGCGCGCACTGAACGTTCTTGACCTTCGCGTCGCCCGAACCTTGGACGACCTCGAAGTCTGGCGCTTGGCCGACCTCGGGGATCTTTTTCGAGCGCTGCTCGGACGCGGTGTACGGCCAGTCGGATTCGAGTCCCTGACCGACGCGGCTTTGATACTCCTCGCCCGGGTTCAGGTTTCCGCCGTTGCAGCCGTAGTTGTTGTTGTCGTTGCTGAGGACTTCTTCTTCCGAGAGGTTGAAGTCGCCCTTGCTCTGAACGCGCAGCCAGCTCTCGAACGCGCCCGTCTTACTAAAGTCCCAGCACGAACCGCACTGGCCCTGGTCGCGCACCGCGCTCACCGGCGACGGTTTTACGTCCGTCAGGAGATCGAACGCGGCCGGCAAATTGTCGCAGGCCGGATCGCCCGTCAGATCGAGCGGCTTCAGGTTCGCCTTCTTCAGGCCCTCGCGGTGCAAAAGACCGGTGTGGTACTCCACCGCGCCGGACGGATCGCCAGGGGCGAAGCCCTTCTTCACGCCCTTGATGACCACGTCGCCATTCGGCGCGTCGGCCATCGCCTGGCCTAAAAAGGCCAGAAACAAGCTCAAAACAAAAATCAGCCTCATAAGGTCTCTCCCGTAAAAATGTCGGTGAACGCGGCCAGTATACAGCCATCCTACTTGGGCGGCGATGTTTTCGAAGCGCGCTTTTCGCGCCACGCCATCCACTTGTCGAAGCCGTAGAGTGCGGCCTTTTCGACCAAGTCGAGGCCAGCCTCGCGCGCCGCAGCTAACGCCCAAGGCGTCATGGCTACAAGTTCGACGCCATACTTAAAGGCCAAGATCAATGCGCCCATTAGGGTGACTCCAGCTTCGCGCGTAGACCATGCATTCCGGCCGCCAAAACGCCACCAGGATCGCTTTTTCGACCCTTGGGTATGGCGCACTCGTCATGACCGCAAACATTCAGCGCAGGGAACTTTCCGGCCGTCATAAGCCATCTCAGGACAAGGACGATCGACGCCTCCTGCTCTGGGGTGGCCTTGTCCCACCAGCACATCTGCCCGTTTAGGGCCGGGCGCTCGGCGATCTCGGCATCCGGCAGGACGATGCCTGTCCACGTCTTCTTCTGCCCGGTGAACCGATCCACCTCGAGAATTCCCCACGACAGGAGCGCGACGGCGACGTGGTGACGGTTAGGCGATACGCCGTTCCAGGTCGCGTCCCCCGCGTGCGCGACGGCCTTGTCCAGCCAGCAGTTCTGGTGCACAGAACCGTCGCGATCGATCGTAAGATGATAACCAATTCCGGTACTTATGCCGTCATTTATGACGCGCGGCAGGCTACGATCAGCGGTATAATGAACCGTCGCACCACGGCAGTCCAACTCGCCCCGGCTTAACGCCGAAGGGTAGTTGACAGATTTTATAGTGGGATACAAGGGGGTCAGCTTCATTGAATAGCTCCGACGAATCGCCAGTGGAGACCTGGAAGCCGCTCGATGAATTCTACGATGTTTCGGATCGTGGTCGCGTTCGATCTTGGATTAGGCGTCGATGGAAATTTAGCGAACGCGCCGAATCGCCAACTATTCTTGCTCAGACGCTGGGGAAAAACGGCTATTTCTACGTTTCACCATGGGCGAAAAAAATCGCCGTGCATCGCCTGATGATGCTCGTCTTTGTCGGCGAACCGCCAAAAAAACGTAATCATGCGGCGCATCTAAACGGAATCAAAACGGACAACCGGATTGAAAATCTGATGTGGGCTTCTGCCAAGCTCAATTACGCGCACGCAGTCATCCATGGCGATGTTGAACGGCAATTCACTTATGAAGAAGCAGAGGAAATCAGAAAAAGAATTCGCTCCGGAGAAAAAGGTCGGCATATCGCAAAGGATCTAGGGGTGCATGAGGCGACGATCAGCGCCATCAAACTGCGCCGAACGTATGCTCATTCACCCCATTCAGTCAAAACTTAGGCTTTCGGCGCTGCGGCGGCGGCCGCTTTGCCGTTCTTGATCGCGAGCGCCAGCTCCAGCAGCTGCGTGGCGACGTCGACCGCGCTGTTCACGGCCGCTTCGAGTCCAGCTTCCGGGATGCTGAACTCGTCCTTGAAGGTCTTCTTCAGCTCCTCGACGCCATCGACGTCCAGGGCCGCGAGCTCGGTCGGGACCTGATCGGCACCCTGGACGGCCGCGTTCAGCGACATCAGCGGGCCGTAGAGGTGCACGAGGTCGAAGATGCTGATCTTGCCGTCTTCGAACGCCTGGCCAGCCGCGTCCGCAAACTTCGCGACCGTGACGACGATGTCCTTGGTTTCTTTCACGCCGACGGAACTCATACTCGCCTCCTTTTGCGCTGCATGCGCGGTTTTTCTGTGACTCGATGGTGCCACAGCGCGCGCGTCGATGCTACTTGGTGCGGTTCAACTCAAGAACGCGGAGGCGATTTTCGTGGTCCATCTCTGTGGCTTGTTGGTCGGCGATGGACTTGAGGACGACGGCCATCTGCTCGTTCAGCTTTCCGACGTTGTCGGTCAGCCTGGAAAGGGTTTCGACCCCGAAGGCGGAGATGCCCGTCAGGATCGACAACAGCAAGGCACCCAAGGCTTTCGTAAGGTCGATCTTCATCGGCTACCTCCGGTGAGAAGTATAGCCGACGAAGACGAATTGCGGGTTACGGAGCGGCCAACAGCGCGGATTTCATCCAAGTCGCAGCGCCTGGTCCACCCGGAACCGTGCAGATATAAAGGAAGCTACCATCTTGTGACATTTCGCCGTCGAAACAGCCATCGGTGGCCGACGATTTTGCGCCAGTTTCAACTTTGCTTTGCCACGTCGTTACGCCCGATCCATCGGTTTGCATAACCTTGCCCTTCGCACCGGCGTCTGGCGGGAATGTCATCGTCCATGTTCCCGCCGTCGTGGATTTGTTTAGATTCAATCCGCCGTTTCCGTCCGCGATCGTTATGGCAACGGTCGGCGCGGTGTCGTTTGGCATGTTGATAAACAAGCCCGCCGCATGACCAAATGGTGGGTTCAAAGGATTGTTAACGTTTTGAATCGTTTCAGTGTAACCTGGCACGGCGCTTTGAAAAAACGCCGCCTCCGCACCCGCCGAGCTGACAACGATACCGCGACCGGTGCCTGAGTTTTGCTGCCCATAGATGACTGGAATACCTGCGGTGTTGTCTTCAACATCAAGATGGTAGCTCGGTGACGCCGTTCCGATTCCGACAAAGCCGTTTGACGTTGCCGTCATCACCGTCGCGTTGTTTACGTCAAAATGAATTGGCTCGGTGCCGGCCGAACCCAAAACGCTTGCCGTCGGAGCGGCGCGCAGATACGGCAACGCGCCGCCTGGCGTAAACGCTTCAAATTGGGCGTAACTTCCGCCACTAGTCGTATTCGCATAAACCGAAATATTCCCCGTGTCGGAAACTTCAACTTTTTGCGACGGCGTAAGCGTGCCTACGCCCAAGTTTCCAGAAACCGTTGCTGGTCCGACGACATCTACCGTAGCGGCAGGCGTCGTTGTTCCGACTCCAAGCTTTCCGTCACCAGTAAGCCGCATCTTTTCGCCGATTGTCGTACTTCCGTTAGGAGTCGTAAAGAAACGCATTGCCGTTCCGTGGGCGGAACCTGTCCAGTTTTGTGTCGCGGTAAATACAAGTTCGCTTCCGAAGTTCGCCGATGTTCCGTCGTGTCCAAGCGCTTTGATAGAAAACAAAGAATCGCCGCTGTTCAAAGCCGTAGGACTCGAGCGCGATCCGTTTGTAGTCTGTCCAAGCAAGCTAGACGTTCCGCCGTACGCGCCGATGAACGCGCCAAGGTTGCTGCCGTCAGTTTCAACGTCAAACTTGAAACCAGGCGTCGGCACGCCGATGCCAACATTGCCTGCGGCACTGATGACGAGGTTGTTGGTAATTGTTCCAGCGTTGTTCGTATAGATCTGATACTTCCCGCCGCTCGACGGGTTTCCTACCGTCACGTCAGCGGCAAACGCCGGCTGGGCAGCGACGAGCATAGCCAAAAACAAAACGCGCAAAAGCTTCATCATGGTCGCCTCTCCCATTAGGTCATGATCGCAACGGTGCCGTTGGAAACGTAGACGTTCATGTACTTACCGCCACCGAACGCAAATCCGCCAGGGTTGACCGTAATCTGCGTAGCCGAAATCGCCGTCACCACAGCCGAAGGATCGACGGGCAGGATCTGCGTGCCATCATAGTACTCGATGTATACGTCCTGCGGGGTCACGCCGAAGCTGTGGGTAAATGTCACCGGCGACGTCGAGGTGATGACGCCCTTCTTCGTGTTCGATCCGCCGCTCGAGCTCGGAGCGTGCAAAGCGACTAATGCGAAGGTAAACGGGCCACCGGCTACTGGCGTCGTGACGATGACGTCCTTGTTAGGCGCCGGTGAAGCGCCTCCGCTTGCGGCGATCGTCCAGCCGGCGCCGGTCGGATCGGCCACGCGCGTCAGCTGTGGCCAAGTGCCCGTGTAAAGGGCAAACGAGAGTTCTGAGAAGGGTACGCCGAAACCATGCGTAAAGGTCGTCGGAGTGCCGTTAGGAACCGGCCCGGCCGTGAACCAGCGCCCTGGCAAATGGTTCGATACGAGGGTCCATAGGAGGTTAATCGACGCCCAGAGGCCCGATCCGCCCGTCGAGGCTAGGTTGGGATGCTGAAGCTCCGCGCGCCCCACCGTTGTTGATGTCATCGCTTACCTCCCAAAGCCTGCGTAATGGGTTTTCTTTTCATCCGGCAAACGATGACGGACATGCACGCCGCCACGGATTGAAACCTGCGTAACGAGGTCGCGCGTTTTAAGGTTCAAGGCGACAGTTTGGGCGTGCCCAGTTCCCATAATCCGCACGCGCATCCACTCGAAGTTGACGAAGTCCCAGCCGTCGCATTCGGCCACGCAACGCTCCGGAGCGCACGCCGAAGGGTCGAGCATTTCGATCGAAGCGCGGCGCAAGTTCGTCTTGTCGACGCGTGATGCAACGCCTTCTGTGTCGTCGTCCCAATGGCCATAGACCGTCGGCTTCGAATCAGAATAGTCGAACCGCCAGCGGAGCATGAAGCGTTTGATGAGCGAATCCTGCACGCGATCTCCGATCAAGCAGAGTAACTGTATGCGCACACTTCATCGAATTGAATGATTCCGCCAGCAGCGGCGGTGCCATGCAAGTAGAAACGCTTTTTGATGTGACCACGATTGCCTAGCACCGTATCGCTCGCCTTACCGATTTGGCCAGCGACAGGCGCGCTCGCATCCACCTCAGCCGTGCCGTTCCAATAGCTGCAGGCATCGACATGCATTAGGAATGCAGCGCCAAGTCCCGATCCATCGAAGCCGCTGTAGTCCTTCCCGAAAATGCGCATCTGGCCGGACGTCTCGCGCGCGTAGTCGAACTGGTTCGATGTCGGCACGTTCCAGCTCATGTCCATGTGCAGGCCGCGCGAAAGCGGCGTTGGGAAGTCGGTGTTGTTTTTGGTCGTGCCGGAGTCGGCAGCTCCGAGGGCGAGCAACGTCGCGATGTCGTTCGCGGCCGTGTCGGCACCGCCGTAAACACCCGTGTACTGCACGACGTAGAACTTCACCGAGGTGATCGGGTCCACCGCCGCGTCGTGGTAGAGGTACAGGTCCTGCTGGCCGGTGTTCGCCGCCTGGTTGACCAGCGGACAATACGACCCGGCGACCGTCTGGCCATAGTTGAGGCCGTGCGCGCCGCCCGCAAGCGCGTCAGCAGCGTCTGGGCCTGCGGCGGTCTTAGAAATGGTGAGCACGACGGTCATGTTTGTTCTCCCCGGCCGTTTTCAGGATTCGTATGTGATGTCTGCCGCGTAGCCGCCAACGGTGCCTGCGTACCCCGGATTATATCCAGGGAAGGGGCACATCGAAAACAACCACAGCTTCACCGGCAACTTGAAGCCGTTGGGGTCATAGCCGATCTCGCGAATCATCGCTGGCACTCGAGAGAATTGCGTCGAAGCGATGTCCACGTTCACCGAAACGAACCCGCCCAGATCCTGGAGCAGGAACCTCCACGTCAGCGTGGGGCTTGCAATCTCGATCATGGCGCTCGCCAGCCGCAGAATCTCGATCACCTGGTTTGCGACATCCTCGGCCACGTAGAGGTTCGGGAACTGAATGAGCTTGGAAATTTCCTTGCCACCGGCTTGGTCTATCGCCCCTTGGTTGCGGTAGACCAGCGTTTGCCTTGCGTTGTCGTCGCGCGAGGGGAAGCGGTTGTAAGACCCCTGTGCGCGGTTGAAGTTGTTCTTCTCGTCGATCGCGAGGTTGAACGACTTCTCCTCGACGTCCCAGTTGTTGACTTCCATGAGCGGCGACGGATCCCACTCCTCAAAGTGGATCGCGTTGAGCTTCATCAAGCCGTTTCTGTCGAAGAAGGCTTCAAGACGAACCTGGTCGAGCAGCGAGTTCGCGTAGGTGACGGCCTGCTGTTCGTCTTGCACCCACACGCGCGACTTGATGTTGAAGATCGCCGACTGCGCCGGCGTGGTCTTGTTTTGGAACGCCGTCCAGTTCGAGTGGAAGTCCGAAGGAGACATACCGCCGTAGGTGATTAGGATGTCCTTCGCCTGGGCGACAGGGTTGTCCTGGTAGGCCGCTCCGATGTCCTTGCCCTTGACCTGTACAAGGATCTCGTCGCCCTGCTGGTAAAGGAACGTTTTGCCTTCGATGAAAGCGTGGCCGGGCACGTTTTGGATGATCTCAAACGAACGATGGTCCACCAAGTTGACGTTCACGATGTCCGACGCTGGGATCAGATAGAAGGCGCTGCTGCGCTTCAGGTAGACCTTGGTGGTGTCGAACATGCGCAGGGCGTTTTGCGAAATGATCAGTTGGATGTTTGAGGTCGAGCTTGAACCAAACGCCAGACCAGAAGAAGTCGTCGGGTAGGTGTCGTTGAGCGTGAGGTGCGTGTCGTCCGCGATGGACTGCACCGTGGACTTGAACGTTCCGATGGTGACGTCGTCGCCAACCGTAAGTTGCGTCGTGAACGAAGTGCCGCTGCCGACGACATCGGCCGAATCGGCAGTCGTGCTCAGGGTGCCCGTAAGCGGTTCTATGAACTTGCCGTTGACAGGAATCGCAGGAACGATGGCCGGGTCTGGCGTCAGCTCGACCGTGAAATCGCCGTAAATCACCGGCAGCAGTTTGCCATTGTAGTTGTCCTCGATGTACGGGAAGTCCACCGGAGAAAGCGTCAGCGGCGGGAACGTTTTGTTGTACTGTTCGTTTTTATCGCGCGCAGCGAACTTGATCGACTTGACCGTTCTTCCGACACCGGCGGCCTGCGTGATCACGCCTTGAAAGATCGGAAAGTACGAAGACCCAAGTTCAGCGAGTCCGCACTTCACTTCGACGGTGCTGTTGACCCATCCGTTGAAGAAGTCTCCTTCCGGTAGGTACGGATTGAAACGCGAGTCGGCGTTCGAAAGCTCAAGTTCCAAAGAAGAGAATTGCAGCTCGGGCGTCAGCCACTCACCGATCGTCCTGCTGATTACCGGGAACTGCGTCAGCGCCTCGTAGAAACGGCCGACGCCGGCCGTGACGATGTACTTGTTCCTGTCGCTGGCGTAGATTTTTCCGCCAGTTTTCTGGATTTCCACGACGGATTCGATCTTGCACTCCAGGTTGTCCTGCGACCAATCGAGGAGGTTCTGATCGAGCACCGTGGCCGTCAAATATTTGCGGCGATCCGCCCCACTCATAACGATTCGTCCACGTGGCAGGTGAAATCGACCCAATCCGAGTTTTCGCCGAGGTCGTTGTGCTGTTCCTGAGGAATCTCGCTGAGCTTGCCGAACACAGCGAATCGCGAGGGGTACTTGGGCGTCGGAATCCAAAGGCACTTCTGCGCGGTGCGGGCGGTCTCAAACAGATCGGTCATGTTTTTGTAGTCGCCGCTGTTGAACGCCATGTTCTTGAACGAAAGCGTTATCGCCGTCTTGACCGCGCGGTCGTTCTGCACGTTCGTGAAGGCTTCTGTTTTCACCTTGTCGGAGTAATGAACCGTGGCTTTGTTCACCTGGTCGATGAACTGCTCCGACTGGATGATGATCGAAGAACCGAACACGATCGTGCCGATGCGGATCTGTCCATCGGGGTTCGACGTGTCGGAGATCTGAAGCTTCACGTAACGGAATCCGGTGAGCGGCAACGTCGGCGCGATGTAGTAGGTGTTCCGCTTGGAAGCGTCGAGCGAGACGATCAAACCGATGTTTGAGAAGTCCGGCACGTTGGAACCGATCACCGTGATGCTCGCGCCAAGCGTCAGGTTGTGGTTCAAAATTGCCAGCGTGTCGATGAAAGCGCCCGATGTCAGCTGCGTGTCGCACACCAAGGCGACGGCCGTGGCCGTGCTTCGGTACTGCTGCTCGACGATGTCCGTATTCACGTTGTCGATCGAGAAGTCGCCCGACTGCGTGCCGCCCGAGAGCACCGTCCAGTTGATGCCGTCGACACCACGACTCGGGAACTCGGAAAGAATCCGCAGGTTCGTCGTGTTGTAAAGCAGGAACTTGACCTGCGAATGCATCTTATAGGCGCCGAGGCGGTCCGCCTGCGCGTGCTGCTGCGCGCAAACACCACCAGCCAGGTATGGCGTGGTGAGGTAGTCCTGTACGAGGTAACCGAAATCTTCGTCGCAATCAGGGTTCAGGACGGTGCCGAACTTGACCTGCGAGTTCTGGTTTTTTGTAGTGTCGGTCACGACGTGCGCACGCCTCCGGCGTAAACGGTAGTGCGGTTGTTCAACGAGTCGCGGCGCAAGGCGTCTTTGATCTTCGGCATGAACTTACGGATGAAGGCATCGACGTCGCCGCCGGCACCATCCACCTTGATGTGGAACTCGAACTCCTGATGGATTGTCTGCTGCTTAGGAGCGGCTGCAGCCGTCGCCGCGCCCGTGAGCAGTCCGCCAGCCAGCGCCATTGCCGGAACCGCGCCGCCGTAAGCCAAGCGCGGCACGCTGTGTCCCTTCATGATCGAATCGAACAGGGCTTTGATTTCTGGCTTTGCCATCAGGCTGCGCGGGATCACGCCTTCGCCTGGAGAAAGCAGCGACAGCACCTTGTCGTTGAGCGTCGAATCTCCAGCGACCATGGCCGTGCCGGCGACGATACCTCCCTCGGCCAACAGTCCGCCGGTGATCTTGCCGAGGTAACCTCCGTTGCTGCCTCCTCCGCCGCCCGTGATCGCCTTGGTGAGCGACGACCAGTCGAAGCTCGAAAGACCATCAAGCAGAGCATTCCAAATGTGCGAACCCGCGCGCTCAAAGTACGTCCAATCAAGAGCTCCGACGAACGAGTCCCAGATTTTGCCGCCGGCCTTCTCGAACTGTTTGAAGTCCAGCGCGTCCTTAAACGCGTTCCAAATGTCCGTGCCGAAGTCCTTGAACTTGCCTTTCGCAAGGTCTGAAAACGCGTTCCAAATATCGCCGCCGAGGTTTTTGAAATACTGGGCGATGTCCTTCACCGAACCGACGAGTCCGTCCCAGATCTTCCCACCGAGTTTTTTGAAGTAGTCTCCGATGTCTTTGACGCCACTGACGAAACCGTCCCAGATCTTCTTTCCGGAGGCTACAAGGCTGGCCGTCACGTCCTTCAGCGGTTGAATCAAGTTCTTGTCGATGCCGTCCCAGACGTCGCGCCAGAGCTTCGTGAGCGGGTCGAGCAGCTTTTTCTGGAAAAGGTCCCAAACGTCGTGCCAGGCGTTCACAAGCGGGTCGATGACGTACTTCTGGAAGCCCAGCCAGATCTTGCGCCAGGTCTCGACGAGCACATCGATCCAGTGTTGAAACATCTTCTCGAATGCGCTTTTGGCGGCGTCGATTTTCTCCAGCGTCTTGTCGGCCTCGATCTTGGCCTGCTCGAACGGGTTCTTCGCGCCCTTCGTCAGGTCCGAAACCTGGAAGATGGCCGAAGCGTTCTGCGTGATCTTTTTCCAGCCGTCGGCGATGCCCTTGGCGAACTTTGCTGGCGCTTCCTCGATCGGCTTCCACATGTCGCTTCCGCCGCCGCTGATCGCGCCCTTGATGCCATCCCAAATGGCCTTGATCACCATGGGGATGAAGGTCCAAATCAACTTGAAGTACTCGCGCACCAGCACCGGCAAAAGCTTTATGATCGCCTCGATGAGCGACTTCACCGTGATTGGCAGGTCTTGAATGATGCCAGCGATGAACTTCTTCACTATCTCCGGGATCTTGTTCGCGAAGTTGGTGACGAGCGCCGGCAGTTTCTGGATCAGCTTTTCGCCAGCCTTAGGTATGTCGTTCAGAAACTTGTCGATCAAGTCCTCGAAGATCTTCGGCAAATTGTCCAGCAGCTCGGGTAGGAACCGATTCGTGAAGTCAAGCACCGACTGGCCGAGGTGCTTGAACACCTTCAAAAGCTCGTTCGGCAAGTTCGCCGCCTTGTCGAAAATGCCGGCGATCTTGTCCACGATCTGCGGAATGAAGTCCAGCAGCGCGCCGATCGCATCGACGATGGTGCCGACCATGCTGACGGCGCCGCCGACCCAACTCGTCATGCCTTGGGTCAAAACGCCGCTGATCGTCCCGGCTGTCTTTTGCCCGGCCTGGACGAGCTTGTCGTACTCCTGCGATGGTGCCTTGCTGGCCTTGTCGGCAGCCTGAGCTTCCAGCGCTTTTTTGCGCGCGTCGAGCGCCGCGATCGCTTCGGAGTTGGCCTCGCGGTCGAGTTCCAGCTCCTTACGCTTGGCGTCGAGCACTGCAACCTGAGCAGAGAGCTCGTAGGCGATCCGCTCGCGCGTCGTCATGTTCTGCGTGGCGAGCGCCGCCGAAATCTCGGCGATGCCAGCCAGCTGTTCCTTCAAGTTCTTGTCGGCAAGGTCCTTGGATTCCTTTTGGGCGCGCTCCATGATGGCCGCCATCTCGGCCTCGATTGTGATGATCGCCGGGCCGTAGATTTCGCGGTGGGCTTCGAGCTGCTTCTTTTTGATCTCTAGGATTTCGATTTCTTTTTGTGCGGTCGCTTGCAGCTTTCCGATCGGCCCCGTGTAGGCCGCCGCGAGCTTGTCGTTCAGCTCGGTGAGCGCAGCGTTCTGCTCCTCAAAGGCGTCCTTGCCCATCTTTGCGAACTGGGCCAGCTCGGCCTCTTGGATCATCTTGAAGTGCTCTTCGATCTGGGCGCGGTACTGCGACTCCTTGCCGAGCTTTTTCAAGATCTCCCACTGCTTGCCGAGCGCTTCCGCCTGCTTGCCGTACTCTATGGCGATCTTCCCGACTTCGTCCGTGTCGGCGCGCCCACGCATGATTTCGATGTTCTCGAAAATCTTCGCCAGCTCGTCGAGCGCCTTTTTCAGCTCCTCGGCGGCCTTCTTGTTTTCCTTCATGACGGACTGGAACACCTGTCCGCCTTTGATCGTCGTCTCGGTGGCTTTGTCTCGAGACGCGGCAAGTTTTGCCTCGGCATCGGCGACCGTCACCCAGGACTTTTTCAGGATGTTCAGGTTATCGCCGGCCGATTTTACGATCTCGTCCTGACCAGCCTTGATGCGCTTCGTGAACTCGTCGAACTGCGCGGTCGGCAAGATCTGTTTGCCGGTCAGCTGCTGGATGAAGTTCGAGAACGCCTTGAGCTTGTCCGTCACGTAGACGACGGCACCCAGCGCCGACTTTTCTGCCGCTTGGAACGGAATCTCAATGGCCGCGCCAGCCTTGCTGAACGCCAAGAGCGTGTTTTGCGCAAAGGCGATCAGCGTCGGCTGCACCGAGGCGAGATCCTCCTTGATGTTCTTCACCAGCTCCAACAACCCGGTGTTCGGCTGGTCGAGGTTGAAGCCGACGGCGATGGTCTCGCCGATGGATTGGAAGATGTCGGCGACCTCGTTCTTCAATCGCTTCATCGTGCCGGCGAACGTGTTGGCTGTGCTTGCGGCGAAGCCATCCATGTTCTTGCTGACGTAATCGACCGCGCCGCCAGCCTTCAGCGTTTCCTCGCTCATGCCCTTGATTTGCGGCAAAAGCGCGCCAATGCCGTGCGAGGTCCCTCCGAGTGACGACGACAGCGCGCGGAAGGCGTCTTCCAGCGGTATCTTCTTGAAGGCGGAGAGGTCGGCCGCAGCCTTCACCATCTTCTCGGCCTTCTCGTTCGAAAGGCCGAACCCCTTGGCCATGTCGAGGAGCGCGATCGTCTGGTCTTTGGTGAAGACCGTTGCGCTCTGCATCTCCTCGCCGAACTTGTTGAAGCCTTCGACGGTGCGCTTGATGTCCTTCTCGCCGAGCAGCGCCAGGCTGGCCGACAGGTGCTTGATGTTGTCCTGGCTTTCCTGGTACGAACCGACGGTTTTTTCCATCGCCTCGCTCAGGAACTCAAAGCCTTTCTTACCCAGCTCGATGATCTCGTTGAGCTTCAGCGCCTCGGCGCCGGTGTCTTCGAGATCCTTTTGCATCTCGCCTTGGGCCTTGGAAAGCTCCTCGACCGAACCGGCCAGCTTGACGATAGACGTAGCCACTTCGCCGAGCGCCTTCGTGGCGTTACCGGTGTTGGCTTCGATCGAGACGAGGAGGTTTTCCTGCGTAACGGCCATCGTCATTCCTTCGCTTTGCGAGGCGGGGTCGGGGGCATCCGACCGCCGGCCGGCTTACCGTCGCCGATGACCGCACGGACACGGCTGAAGAACTCGATCTTGCGGTACGCCGGCAAGAACCACGAAAGGGTTTCCACCCACCAGCTCGGCTGATCTCCAAGGCCGCCGCGCTCAATCATAGCACCGCTTTCCGCCGCTACGACGAGCAGGCGAAGCGTGGATTTTACCTCAGGATCCCACGTCGCCTTGCCGGGGCAAAAGCTGAACGGCTGGCCGCCCTCGTGGACGAACATCGGCCAAAGGTTGCCATCCTTTTCCGTGAAGTCCTCGCGCGCCTCGCCGCAGCGGCGCATGGCTTGTACCTTCTTGGGGCAGCCTTTGCAGGTGAATTTCTTGACGATATTCGGGTCTGCAAAGGACAGCTCCAGAAGGGCCGCTATTTTTTTTGCTTGGTTTCTCCGCCGCGATTGGCGCGCTTACGCGCCTGCGAAAGCGTGGTGGCGTAGCCGGCAGCGTGGAGCGAAGCGATGAACTCCTGCGTGGCGCAGCCCTTAGCGTCGGTGCCGAACTTCAAGCGCGACTCGGGCGGAATCGACTCGTGCTGCTCGACGGCGACGAGCGCGCAGCGCAGCTCTTCAAGCATGTAACTCGGGTTGATCTGGAGCTCTGGTTCGCCATCGCCCAGGTTCTTGATCGTCATCTGGCTGTCTTCGATCTTGATCGCCATGTCGTAGGGCAACACTTTCCGCATGACGAACCGCGTCGGGTGCTGCCCCTCCTGCAAGTCGAGGAACGCCTCGTCCAGCGTCTCCAGGTACTGGGCGTAGTCGGCCTTCGGCCCCACCGCGCTGTCGTCTTTCAAAATGACTTTGATCTGGTCGTTAGTGCCCGCAAGTTTGATCGCCATTTCGGTGGCCTCCTGCTGTTTTGGATTGCGCAAACAAAATACCCCGGACCTTAGTCCGGGGTCTACAGCGGGAGCAGATGTACCTAGTTCCCCAAGGAGGCGACCTTGAGTTGTCGAATTACTTGAAGTCGACCGTGATCTCGTCGGCGGCGTCGAGCGCCGTCTGGTAGGCGTTGCCCTTGAACGTGATCGGGATAGACCCGCTCGCCGGCACGCTGAAGGACGGCGGCTGCATGAACACCTTCGGCAGCGAGATCTCCAAGCGGCGGCCAGCAGCGCTACCGAGGCGCAAGGAGAAGTCCTGCGACTGGAAGGCTTGCAGCTTGTTGTAGAACTCGACGACCGGCGCGTTCTGGTTCAGCGTCGCCGACAGCTCGGCCGTGAAGCGGCTGCCCGGCACGAACAGGCGGCCGTGCAGAGCGTCGGAACCGAAGCAGTACTTCACCGGTTCGTGGTTGTTTTGGCAGTTGATTTCGATGTTGCGGAAGCAGTCGATCGACAGGCCCGCAAAGTCGGCCGCGCCCACGAGGCCGGTCACCGGGTTGTTGATCGCCGTCGGCGTGGCCGGTTCGGCATAGCACAGGTAAACCGGGTTCGTCGTGCCGTCGGCGTCCGTCAACACCGCGCCCGAAAGCGTAACCACGTCGCCAGCAACGCTCGTCACCGTGCGGTAGGTGCCGTCTGGCGTGTCCGACGAGCGGGTAGTGCCGTCGGCGTGGATGATCATGACGAGCGCGCCGACCGGGAAGCGGTAGCCTTCGCCCGTGGCCACCGTCACCGTGTTGCCCGAGTTCGCCGTCACCGACTTGCCGATGGAGACCATGAGCGCTTCCACGCCCATGCCCGTCCACTCGGACGTGGCTTCGCCATCGCCAGGGAACTTCATGTTCGCGCCCTGCACGAAGCAGCCGCGCGACTGGTAGGCCCACTTGTCGCCGTTTTCGAACAGCGAGAACGTCAAGTCGGGTTCCGACGCCGTCGAGTATTCCAGGTTCGGCGACGTGATCTCTTTGCCGAACATCGAAGTCATCAGCACGCGCATCGCAGGGTCGATTTCGGCCGTGCTGGCGCTGCCGAGCGTTTCGTCGATGTTGAAGTACGTCGGGATCGTGAAGGACATGTCCTTCTTTTGCTTGATGATCGACGTGTGGTGGCGGCCGCTGCGGTGCGGCGAGCTGATGAACGGCTGCGTGTACGACACGCTTCCGCCCTCAAGCGTGTAGATGAAGTCGGCACCCGTCGGCCCCTTCAACGTACCGCGCACGAGTTCTTCGACGACGAAGAACTTCTGGTCGAGAGCGATCGAGTCGTTCTCGCTGTTGTACAAGTCAGCGTAGTTCTTTCCCACCGTCGCCCTCCTTGGCTTCGCTGAAAAAAAGGTCCGAGTACCGAAGCGGGAAAGACGCCATCCTAGCGTCCCCACGCAAGTCTACATTAACAGCCGTTGTACGGCACCTCACCGATCGCACTGAACTGAATCTGACCGACGAAGAACGGTTCCTGCGTGGCAAAATCGCGCGTGGCGCGTACCAGGGCTAGGTGCAGCATACCCCGACCGGTGATCCCAAGGCGCGGCGTTCTTCCGACGACCTCGCGAATGTCGCGCATCCGGTCGAGCAGTACGCCCTGCGTAACCTGGTCGTCCTGCGTGTTTTTCATGATGATTTCGACCGTCATACGGAGGTCGAACTGCGCCAGGTTGCGCTGCATCGTGAAGACCTGCTCCTCAAACCAAAACTGGACGACCGGCAGCTTGCCGGTGCCCCACTCTTGGGTCGCGAGCTTGATTTTCTCGAACTCGACGTGCTTCACCCAGGCATTCGTCTGGGCGTCGTTCTCGATGACCGTCTTCAGGCCCTCGAAAATTGATCTTTCCAGGCTGGCCGTCACGGCGAGTCACCCGTCGTCGAGGCCATCAGCGCGCGCAGGGCAGGCCCCATCTCGGCCTTGACGGCTTTGAAGGCCGGAATCAGGAACGGGCGCGGAGGCATTCGGTTCTCGATCATCACGTGTTTGCCGCCCTTGTGGTCCACGCCGCGCGCGTGCAGCGCCGCGAACATGGCGCGCATTTGCTGCGGCGAGAACGTTCCTCCGAACTCGGTCATGCGGCCGTAACGGATGAACGTGTTGATCGTTCCGACCTTGAGCTGGATGCGGTTCGTCGTCGTCTCGATGCGGTAACCCAGCGAGTTCAAAAGGCGACCCGTGTCCACAGCACGCCACCGCACGACGTTCTGCTTAGCGCGCAGGACGATCTTCGCGCCGATCTTTTGCATGAAGGCGCGGATCTGCGGACTGTTGACCGAGAGGCCATCAATCCGCTGCTGGATTCGGGTCAGCGTCCTTTCGAAGTTGTCGTCAGCCACCGGCAGCCTGCGCTTTCGCGATCGCGTTTTTGCGTTCGTACTGGTCGATCAAGGTCCAAATGGTCTTCGGCACGTCCTCAAGGAACGTGAGCGTTTCGCCGACCTTGCCGCGCGCCTGGATGCCGAGGCGCTGGTCGTCGCGGCCGTGGTAAAGGAACTCGACCAAAAGCTTCATGGCAAACACGATGTCCGGCGGGACGGGCACCGCGCCGCCGTAGCCAGCCGTGTAGACCATCTGGTAGTTGCGGATGCCCTGTTCCCAAACGGTCTTCTTCAGCAGCAGGGTGTCGTTCTCGACGATGTAGTCGGTCGAGGGAACGAGCGTACCGCTGCCAAAAACCCACGCAGGATCGACCTTGATGCTGGAGATGGACACGATGGGGAACTGGCGCGCCACGAGCATGTGGAGGCCGTTTCCGTCCATTTGGTGCGTATAAACCGCCTCGCGCAGCCGGCGGTTCGTGTACTGGTCGAAGGCGTCCTGCGCCGCGTCCCGGCAAGTTTGGACGAGCGTGTCGATCGGGCCACCGCTGTCGCTGGTGACGTCGAGGTACGCTTCCGCATCGGCAAGGGTAAGCAGGACGGTCACATCGTCTCCTGTCCGTCGAACTCCGTCTCACGCAGGCCGGGGTTGTCCATCAGCTCACGCGTGAAGTTCGGCTTGACTCGGTTCGGGTCTTGGTCGCGCGCCGTCTTGTCCGAAACCGAGATTCCGCCGGCGCCGAGGCCGGTCAGGCGGCGGCCGCGCTTCAGGCGCAGCTGCACCGCCAGGTCCTTGTAGTTCTGGAGCTTGTCGCTGAGGTTCTTGGTCTTCTGCTTGTCGCCGTCCTTGGTCGATTCCGTCAGGTCTCGAGCGACGCGCGCGATGATCGCCTGGACGCACGAAATGGCCGCCTCGTTGGGCGAACCTTCGTCAACGATCGTGAAGTTGATCTCCGCGTCCGTCAGGAGCGGGTTCTTGGGGTCGATGTCGCCAATCAAGAACCGCACTTGGTCCTTGGTCGAAGACGACGGATCCCCAGAATATGACCACTGGGTGGACACGGAGACCTCCTCGGCTTAGTCGACGTCTTCGTCCAAATCGTCGGAGGCGACGGCCTGGCGTTCTTTCTGAAGTTCCTTGAGCTCTTGCACGCGGTCGCCCATGCGGTCGGCCAGCTTCGGAAACGCCGGCGAAGCGTTGCGGAAGTGCTTCTCGCCCTGGTTTTCCGGGTCGATGATGTTGCCGTGAGCCAGCTCGGCCTTGAACACCGGGTAGGACCAGTCGAGCGCCTCGGGCACCGGTTCACCGCGCTTGCGGATTTTGCCGCCCGTCACCTTGATGTCACGCGCCGCAAGAATCGTGCACTCCAATTCTTTCGGATCGACGCGGACTGGGGCCTGTTGCTGCTGCTGTTTTGCGTTACCTTTCGCCATGAATCGCCTCCTTGAAAAAAGACCGGGGCGGCCCCGCTAAGAACCGCCCCGCGTCCTGCGTTTCAGAGACTCTACCTTACGACGCCAGGCCGGTGAAGAAGGCGCCGACGTCCGAAGCGACGAGCTTCATGTCGTAGGCCGCTTCGACTTCCACGCGGTCGGACGACAGCCATTCCATGCGGAAGCGCTTCACGCGCCAGCCGTTGTTGGAACCGGTGAAGCCTTTCCAAGAGAAGATGTAGCCGCCCGACGGCTGCATCAAGCTCGGGCGCGGCGCCGAGTAGACGAGGAGCGCTTGGCCGGTACCGAAGATGTTCGCCATCGTCGGGGCTTGGCCCTTCTTCGCCGTGTTCTCGGTCGCGCGGGCGACGAGCACTTGGTCAACTTCGAACAGGCCGGCCAACAGGTCGAGCGTGACCTGTCCGCGCTGCGTGTACTTGATACGGTCGAGGATCGACGCGTTCGACTTCAGCGCCTTGAACACCTTGGGGGTGATCACGAGCTTGTTCGGCATGTACGTCGACTTCTCGGAGATCGCTTCGATCTGCTCCATCACGTCGTTGACGGGGTCGGAACCGACTTGGTCCCAAGCGATCGTGGGCGTAATGTCACCGCCCGAGCTGGAACCGCTCCAGAGGCCGGTCTGGAAAAAGCCGTCGCGGAACTGCTTCTCGCGGCGGAGCAACACCTTCTGGGTGATGAACTCCGTGGCGTCGCGGTCCATGTCGAGCGGCGCGTCCGCGTTGTCGCGGATTTGGTCGTCGATGTCTTTGTGCAAGGCGAACGGCTTGCAGTAGTACGTCGGCGTGTTGTCGATCGCGTAGCCGGAACCAGCCGACTCGGTCGAAGGGGCGCGCTCTTCCGCTTCGTCGCGGAGGAAGTCACCCTTGTCGTACACGAAGTAGCGGTCCGACTTCTTTTGCACTGGGACGATCGGGAAAACCTGATCGGCCACGTAGCGCTTTTGGTCTTGGATGTACGCGACCGACAGCTCGGTCAACGGTCCGTCGATGTGGACATCGCCAGAAGACGGTTGCGGGCACATATGTCACTCCTCCTTGCGTTGTCCCAGGGCGATCCGTCCGTGGAAAGCCCCATCGAGTTAAAAGAACCGCGCCCCGTTGCTTACGGGACGATGCCATCGCGCAGGATCTGGATCTTGATGATGTCGCCGTCGGCGCCAGCCGCTTGCAACGCCACGCCCAGGACGTGGTCGCCCGAGACGGCCGTGCGCAGCTTGCCCGTGGCTGCCGTAGCAACCTTCGCGCCCGCCGCGATCGCCGCGCCCGCCATCGCCATCGGAGCGCCGCCCGTGACAACCGACACGCAGTCGTTCGTCAGGCCGCTCTTCGGCTTGTTCGAGAGAACGCCGACCGCCATCTCGCCAGCAACGCTGCACAAGGCCGCGTGACCGGACGAGTCGACTTTGACGCACTTGAACTGATGGGTGGAAAGGTCCGCCGCTTCGACCAGCGACAGGGTCTGCAAATTCTGTTCGGTGGCCATCGAGCGATCCTCCTTGATCTCATTTCAAAAGGCGTGGTCGTCCTTGACCTCGCCGTTCAAACCAGTTTCACGCCGCTTGTGCGCTTACGCGCGCTTTTTGCGGCGCTCCGACTCTTCCAAGTGCTTGCTGTAGAGGTCGGGGTGGGCGTTGCAAGCCGCGCGGAAGGCCTGCGCCTTCGTGATCGGCGTGTTGCCTTCGGCCGACTTCGCAACCATGCCGTCAGCGATCTGGCGCAGCTGCACTTCGGCTTCGGTCATGCCGGCCGCGCCTTCGATCGCGGCGCCGGGCGCTGACGTGCCGACTTCTTTCAGGATCGCGCCACCTTTGGCGATGCGCGCGTCGAGCGACTTCAAGATGCCGTTCAGCTTCTCGAACACTTCCGGCGCCTTCTGGCTGACCGTCTTCAGGACGGCGCCGAGGTCTTCCGACTTCAGCGCGAGGCCTTTGAACTCGGCCGCCTTCTCGACGAACTCTTTGGTGATGCGGGCGTCGCGCTCTTTCGCCAGCTCGGCGTTCGCTTTGGCGACGGCTTGCTCGGACTCTTCATGCGACTTCCAAAGCGCCGTCAACATGCCGTGCATGCTGGCCGGGACACCCGTGAGGTCGAGGCTGCCATCGGCGTTCTTCTTGACGGCCGACTTGCAGGTCGCCATGCCCATGCCTTCGGCCTCTTTTTTCTCTTTCGGGGGCTGGTCGCCCGCCGCTTCGCTGCCAGGCGCAGGGGCCGGCGCGTCTTCCTTTTTGGGTTCGGCGGCGGCCGGCTTGTTGTCGGCGTCGTTGTCGGACGGGCCGCCTTTGTCGTCGGCGTCGGGTTCTTTGTGGTCGTCGGCTTCCGGCATGAAGCCAGCCGCTTCGGCGAGCTTCGCCATGACTTCTTTCGGCACGTCGTCGCCAGCGGCGTGGAGAACGCGCATCGCGGCTTTCACCGCGTTCTTGCCCTTCTCACTCGCGACCGACTTCAGGATCTCGTCGAACTTTTTGAGGACAGCGGCGTCGAGCGTGCGGTCGAAACCGTTGGCTTTCAGAACTTCATCGATGGATTGATTCTTGCCAGCCATTCCGCTCTCCTCCTTGAGAATCAGGAAATTCTGCTTATTGGCGCCTTGCGGCACGACGCTGACCTCGATGGCCTTGAGCTTGCTCAACTGCGTCGTCATGGAAAGCTTCACACCTTGCGCTGGGTCGTCCGTGACCCGACAGCAGCGATTGTGAACCGATTTCAGGTCTGCTGTCTAGTGCCGAAGCCTCCAACGCTGAAAGCGTCGAGGTCGCCGTCCTTGATTTGCTGCCACACTTCGTCGTTGTCCACGCGGATGACAAGCACCCAGTCGCCTTTCTTCACGTCGCCACGGCCAAGGGTAAAATCCACAGGCGCGATATAGCTTTCCAGCACGGCGCCAGCGAGACGACCCTGGTGGCGTAGGCCGATCGTGCGCGCGTTTTCGAGGTAGTAGTGCGCGGCCGCCTCGACATCATCGGCCGTCATCGTGTCGCCTTGGCTGTCGACGAAGTTCGGACGGAGGACGACGCCGTAAACGATCCGCTCGTCGCCGGCCTTCTTGATGAGCGCGCCATCGCTTTCGTGCGCTTCGACGACCGACTTGAAGTCGTCGGGCTGCGCGCCCTCTTCGGCAACGCCGATTACCTGAGCGCCGCGCCAGGTCGTGGTGTGCGCCTCCTGATCGACCATCAGCGCGTCCGCTTCAACGTCCAGCACGTCGCCCGGATTGGCCGCAAGCCGCGTCGGCGCGGTCAGGCCGAGTATGACGCGGCTGTCGCTGATGTTCGTTGCGTTGTCCATGCCGGTGTCCGACATCAACACGCCGCACTCGTAGGACTTCTCGCCGTTCGCCGTCTCGTAAACTTCTGTCACCTGAGCGCGAACGGTAACGGGTTTGCTTGCGGCCTCTTGATCGACCTCGCCAGCTGCCGCGTCCTGCTGGCCTCCCGCCGGGCCAGGGTCCGCGCGCATAGGCGTCATGTTGATGCTGCCGTCCTTGAGCAACCGCACGTTGAGCGTCATTGCCGACTTGGTCGTGCCGATGTCGCGCGCGATGTCGGCAACGCCGCCTACGTTGTAGGGACGGCGACCGATCGGGCCATCGACGTGCACGTCCGAGCTGCCCGGGTCGTCCTTTTGCGCATCGGTCTTGAGTGACGGGTACTTCCTGTAAACGGCGTCACGCACGCGCTTTTCGTATTTCGTGCCAGCGGCGCGCGCCAAGGCATTACGGGCGTGGGAGATGTCGGGAATCGGAAACTTGCGTTCCTCGGGGATCGCGAACGTCTTGTCGTGCAAGGCGTTACGGCTTTCGGTATTCAGCTCTGCCATCGCAAACCCCCTTATTCGAGGACCAGCGCCATGCTGCACCGACAGTTTGGGTGCAAGCCGGGGCCGTCTATACGACCTTCGTCGGTGTCGAACTGCTCGTCAATCCCGACCGCCTGCCCGGCCAGCTCCTCGCAGCGCGGGCAAAGCCGGTCGTCAGGCGTCACGATCCAGACCTTCTTCGCGGTCTTGCGGTCGATCTCGCCACGGTCGGCGGCCTGGTCCCAGCCCTCTTGCTGTCCGGCGTTGACGGCGTTTATCGACTCGGTGCGCGCGATGGTGTCGGCGCGCTGGGCGAGCAGGCGATCACGGTAAGCCTCGGCGCGGCGGTCGATGCGGTCGTCTGGAACGCCAGCCTGTTCAAGAGCGTCGCGGTAGCGATCGACGGCGTTGGCGCGGCGCGTGTCCAAACCAACCGCGTCTTGGATGCGCTGAGCGACAGAGCGCGGGTCGTCGGTGCCCTCGTTCAGGTCGCCGATCGCCTGGCGCACGGCTTCCTTTGAAGACTCGGTGACTTCGGTGATCAGGAACGCGGTGCGCTTGCGGGCGTACCGCACGACGCGCGGGTCACTTCCGCTGAACGAAGCGTAGGTTTCGGTGTCCCGACCGGTGCGCTCAAGCATCGCTTTGAGCTGCGCCTTTGAGGCCACGCCAGCTTCCTTCACGGCTTCGATGATCGCGTCGTGAAGGTCCTCGTCGTTCGACAGGAATTCTTTCCACGGGATTGTGCCCATGATCTTTTCCTCGTCGCCCGTCGCGATGGCCGTGAGCAGGTCGCGCAGGTCTACGAGATCACGGAACTCGTCGAGCGAGGTCTTGATCCGCTTTTCGAACTCGGGTGCAAGCGCATCCGCAATCTTGTGGAAGGTCTTGTAGTCTCGAGAATTCGGCGGGTTCGTGCCCGACTTCGTTTTCGCTTTGTTGATTGCGACGAACTTCATCGGTTTTCCTCTGCGCCCAGTTGATCAGTGCCTGGTACTGCGATGGCGTGCAAACGAAGTTAATTGGTGCTCGGCTGTCCATCGCTCAAGTCCCACGGGAAGGGCGCCGGTTCCTCGTAGAGCGGCGCTGGATCTTCGTACATCGGTTCCGGCTGCTCGGGATCGTACCCCGGATTTTCTGACACGTCGTCGTAGTAGATTGTGAACGATTGCAGGGTGATCGTGTCGCTTTCGGGCGGCGCGGGCGGACTCAACCAGATGAACCAGACGAAGACGAAGGGCATAAAGCACCTCCAAGACTTCCTATGATTTTCACCCGCTTCCCTCCGCGTCGCAAACGAGGCAGATCGTCTCGCCCTCGAACCAGTCCATGCAGCAGCGGCCGCCGCACGTACCGCAAGCCCAGTAGCGGATCATTTTGCGACCGCAGCGCGCACCGCGCAGTCTTTAGCTTCCAGCAGCTTCCGCAGAGCGACAGTCCGCTCCGGATTACGCGGGAGAATATCGACCATCATCTGGGCAAGCTCTCCGAATGGCTTGCTGATCTTCTGGTATTGCTCGGGAAGATGGGCGTACGCGAAGAACTGCATCAGAAATTCGTTTTCCATTTTTTATCCCTCGTAAGACGGATTGAATACACTCGGCAGACCTTTTTCAGGGTCTGCGGCCTTCACGCCAGCCAGTTGATCGACCAGATGCTCCTGCCGCATCTTCGCTTGGCGTTGCGCGCGTAGGTAGCACGCCAAGAGGATCGAATAGTTCGCAAGGTCGAGCAGCGTGTCTTCCGCCGACTCGTCTTTCACGCTCAGCTCGCCGCGCTTGGCGAAGCTGGCGATGCGCGAAAGCTTGTCCGACATCCGCGTCAGGAAGCCAGCCTCCACCGAGCAGATGCCGAGGTTCTTTACCGCGCTGAAGTTGGCGAAAGGATCGTCAGACGCGCCGCTATAGTCGGCGTTCTTCTTCTCCATCACCTGGACCATGCAGCCGGTGAACGACTTGAAGCAGGCGACGAACTCAGCGCGGTTCATTGTAGTACCTCTCCGGCTTGTCGAACGGACCTCTGATCTCGAACGAGACCATCGTGTGATTGTCGCTGCGGCTGAATTCGCCTTTGACGATCACGATGCCGTTCTCGTCGATCTCGATGCACGTGAGGCCGATGCGGTCGGAGGTCACGCCGAGATGCGGCGCAACTCTGGCCTCGATGTCCTTCACCCAGAAGGCGCTCTCTCCGGTCTTTCTGATCATACGAACTCCGGATCGCCGAAGACGACGCGGCTGCTTTTCGCGGCCACTTCATCTGGCAGGTAGCGGCGGAACTTGCCGTTCGCGTCGTAGTGCTGCGCGTTGTCGCGGCGCGGCTTCTTGCTGCGCATCACGTCGACGCCGTAGCGGGTGCGCATGTTCTGCTGCTTTCCCCAGCTGTAGGACTGAGGACGCATGATCACGCGGATCTTCTGGCCGAGACGCGCCGCCAGCGCTGCGATTTTGGCGCGCTGGCTTGCGCCGCTCGATTTACGTTGCGCCGCCCCGGTATCGCGACCGCGCCGTGTTTGCCCCGGTCTCGCTCGTTCCATTCCCATTCGTCAGGTACTCCCGCGTCTTCGGATCAGGCCCTTTGGCCTGATACAGCTGTTGGCAGGCCTCGCAGGTCACCTTCGCCGGGAACGGTCCGTTCTCCGGCACCTGCTGCCCGTAATCGCAATTCGGACAGTCTGCCATCAGCACGCCCGTCGCGCCATACGTCGGGACGATGCCGGGATCGTCGCCCTGTTTGATCTCGGGCGCGTAGGCTGTCGGGCGCACGACGTGGTCGTCCTCCTTCTGCGTGACCGGAAGACCGGCCTGCTTGAGCAGGTAACGCTGGAGCTGCGGATCCGGGAAGATGTCGGCGCCCGCGTTGGCCATCGCCGTGATGAACTGGCCGAGCGGTTCGAGGTCCACGGTTTCGATGTCGCCGTGGGTGAGCTTGGGAAGGTTCTCGGTCGAAAAGCCGTTCAGCTCGAACAGGCGCGGGATCGCCACTCGGTTCATCACGCCGCAGATGTGGTCAAGCCAAGCGCCGATGGCCGACGAAAACAGCTCGGTCTTCGACGACGACAGGGAGAACGTGCCGACCTTCGTGTGGCCGAGGAGAAGGAAGTCCGCCATCACCGACATGAGGATGCGCTGGTCGTAGCGGTTGACGATCTCGGTCGTGTCGAACTGGCGGCGTCCCGATGTCGTCAAGAGCGTCAGGTCGAATCGCTTGTTGCCGTTCTCGTCGTAGTCGAGCGGATAGGTGACGCCCTCCTGCTCGTCGCGGCGTAGGTTGCGCACGATGTTGTCGATCTGGTTCTTGAGCTGCTTGTGCTCATCGCTGGCTTCGCGGTCGAGGATCTCGGGCGGAACCCAGGCGATCGGTAGGCCGGCCAAGTCGCGCTCAATGCCGATGGCCTCGATGTTTTCGATGTGCTTTTTGAAGTACCAGGGGCGATAGGCGTTGCGGAGGACGCTGTAACCCTCTGGGTTGTTCTTGGTCGGGTCGGTGCGGAAGAGGAGCGACTTCTCGATCGGGATGCGGCGCGGAACGAAGTCTGGCGGCGCGACCTGGATCATCGCGAGGATGTCGCCGTTGGGCGAGAACTGCCATTGCCAGAACGAGTCCTGCGAGCGGAGCGGCAGCTTCCGCCAACCGACGCGTCCATCGTTGTACTTCGACTTGAACTCGGGTTCCGTCTGCGTCTGGCCGAGACGGATTTTGTAGACCTCCTCCAGCCAGGCCCACCCGTAGGTGACCATCGACATCACCTCGGCGATGACATCGACCCACGGCGCTTCCATGTCGTCAAAACAACTCTCGAGAAACTCGGCACGCTCGACGTCGGCGGGATCCTCGCTGAACTTCTCGACCGGCCACTCGATCTGACGCGCCAGCATCTTGATTGCGAAGATGAACGCGCCGATCACCGGATCGTTCTTTGACATCTCCGTGTAGGTCTTGTTGGCGCGTTGGCCGGAGAGCTCGGTGAGGAATTCTTCGTAGACGTATGGCCCGAAGCGCCGTAGGCCGCTTACGCCTGTTTCGCCGAGGTCAATCGAGCCGCGCGGCATCGGCTTTTCGTCGAGAGAGGGGGCCATCCTTGGCGTCTCCTGATGGTCAGAGTTGCATTGCGTAGCTCGGTCGCGTTTCCTGATCGAGGTTCATCTTACCCGTACCCAAGCCCTTTTTGGAAAAGTGCTGGAGCGCTTGAACCATCGCGTCCACCCGGTCCTTCAACTTGGCGCGCGGGAACGCCGCAATCTCGTCGGCGAACTGGTTCGACCAGGGATGAATGTCCGGGTGTGGAAATAGCACGTTACCAGATTCGAGCAGGGGCGAAACAGCGATTGCGCGCGCCTCCTTGCTGCCGCGAGGGTTCCACGGCTTGAGGCCGGGCACCTTCTTCTTCAGGCGCGAAATGATCGGCGCGCCCATCGCCTTGTTCTCGATCAGCTTGCGGATCGCGCGCGGCCACTCGACGTGCATCCTGATGATGGCCTTCTCGGCGTCGTTGAAGTCCACCTGCTCGTGAAATTCCCAAAGCAGGTAGTACATCGCGCCCTTGCGCCCCCACACCTGGCCGGAAGCGAACGAGGCCGTGTCGATGTTCTCTTTGTCGAACGGCAAGTCCCAGGACTGGATCACTTCATCGAACTTCTCGGGCAGCTTATTCACGCCGTCGTGCGTCCAGTGGCGGAACCAGTTCTTCTTGAAGATGCCGCCCTCGGGGTTGGTCGGTTCCTGCGCGAAGAGGCCGGACCACATCACGACGCCGATCGACTTCCGGATCTTGGCCAGGTCGTCGATGTTATAGCGCTCGGGGCAGAGTGCGGCACCGACGGCGCGGCCGAGCGGGTCGTTCTCCTCGGCGAGCGCGGGCAGGCGGATCACCGTCCAGTCGTCGTCGTGCTTCGTCTGGAGGTAGCCCGCCAGATCGTTCTCGACCCAGCGCGTCATGATCACGATGATCGAGGCCCCCGGTTCGCGGCGCGTGTAGAAGGTCGAGTTGAACCACTCCTCGTTCTTCCGGTGGTGGCCCGGCGACATCGCGTCGACCCAGTTTTTCGTCGGGTCGTCGATGAGCAGGAGGTCGCCGCCCTTGCCGGTGAACGCGCCGCCGATACCGGCCGTCGCCATCCCGCCGCCTTCGGTCGTCTCCCAGCGGTTCGCTGCGTGGCTGTCGTCCTTGATCCTGACCTGGCTGAGCTCGGATCCGCGCTGCGACTCGAAGAAGTTTCTGACCTTCCTACCCCAGCTCGACGCGAAGTCGGCTTCGTACGATGCCATCAGGATTCTGATCTGCGGCGCAAGGTCGAGCAGCCAAGCGGGCACCCAGAACGAAGCGAACTCGGACTTCCCGTGCCGCGGAGGCATCGAGATGATGATCCTCGCGTTCCCCTTCAGGATGAGCGGCGCGATGATCTTCGAGACGTAGGCGAGATGTCGGTAGGGCACCCAGACGCCGTTCGAGGCGACCTGGGCGAAAGTGTGCGGAAACATCCGCCAGAGCAGATCCTCGTGCTCTTCAAGAACCTGACGAGGTGTGATCTGCATCGATCGTCCCTTCGTCGTCGGCCGGAAGGAGCTTCGCCGTTGCGATCTTCGCGGCGATCGTCTCGGCGGCGGCGATCTCGGCCGGTGCTCCGGTCAGAAGCGTCTCGACGAGGCTGCGCTTGTCCTGCGCTGCGACGCCGACGGTGTGCTCGACCTTGTCCTGACGGCCCCAGCGCTTCGGGTGTTTCCGTTCGAGACGCCATGCGGCGGCCTGCCAGTTACCTTCGGCTGCGGCTTTTGTAATGACTTGTAATGCCCACACCTCAGATTCTGACATCGCTTTTGTAACCGCATCAAAAAACCCTTGATATTTTAAGTCTCCTTGCGATCCTAATTTCATCCATAGAAAGAGCGTGGCTTTATTAACTCCGCATGCAGCGGCGGCGACTTCTAAATAATTTCCCTGCCTCAAGTAATGAAGCAGCTTCTCCAGCAGCTCGACCGTCAGCAGCGTCGGACGTCCTCCCTCGCTGATCGGATCGCGCGGCGCTCTTGCGCCTCCTCGTCCTGGCTGCTTCGGTGGTTTGATCTTGGTCACGTTCTCTTTTTCCCTTTACGGCCCATTTTGGCGCGTCTAGCGCGCGGTCTCAACTGGACCACTATTCCATGACCCCGAAGCGGTTCGGACGCGCCACAGGCTGTTTTTGAGGTCTGGAGAATGACCGAGGGGATGCGGAGCACCTTGCCCTCTTGCTCGGGCTTCTTCGCTTCTGCCGATTGGCGTTTCCTTTGGCGGTCGAGAGCAGCTTCGATCTGGTCCTGGCCTGCGCCGGGGTATGCGATCCGGTTTCTGCCCATGAGGGTGACAACCTTGTTGATGGCGGATGCGACGGACTCGGCGAGCTCGTTG